TTAGTTTAATAAGTAATCTATTTTATTAATAATTTCTGCTTTTGATTTTGGTAAAGCGTCAAGATACATTTCTGTTATTTTGACTGATGAATGTCCTAATAATTCTTTAATCTGAATCAGATTGGCACCGTTTAATAAAAGCATAGTTGCAAATGTATGTCTTAAATCGTGAAATCTTTTATCTTTCATATTAGTATTTTTCAATTTATTGCGCCAAAATTTTTCAGTCCATTTTATATCAAAATGAGAACCTTTGTCATTACAAAAAACATAATCTGATTTGAAAGGCAAAGAATTTAACAAATTAAATATTTTATTTGACATTGGTATAACTCTTATAGAATTGGTGCTTTTAGGTGTTTGTAACACTGTAGAATAATTTTTTTGTCCATTTTCAGAGATGTTAGCAACATGACTTAAATTATGTAATACATGTATTTCTTTATTCTCAAAATCTATATCTGACCATTGTAACCCTAAAATTTCTCCTTTTCTCATGCCTGTACCAAGTGCAAATAATATAATGTTATAGTATCTAGTATCTTTAAATATTTTTAACAATTCTTCTATTTCGTTTTCATTAAAATATTGAAATTTGGTTTTTCTTTCATTAATGATTGTTTCAGTACTTTTATTGTTTTTGGGTAAAGCAACATTTGAACAAGGATTTTTTAATATATAACCTTCTCTTTCAGTATATTCAAAGAATTGTCTTAACAGCTTATGTGACTTTTTTATATTGCTTGTAGATATATTATCTGACAAAAGTTTGTTATAGTATTCTTGTATTTTCAAACTTTTTAAATCTTTTATAGGTAGGTCAGCAATTAAATAAGGCTTTATATAGTTTCTATATACACTTTCATAGCTTTCGAAGGAAGTGGGTTTTATTTCATTTTTCTTTACTGAAAACAGCCACTTAGGTAATAACATATTAATTGTATAGGCTCTATTATCACTGATTAATCCTAGCTTCAAATCATGAATATACTTTGTTGCTTTGTCTTCTGCTTCACTTTTAGAATTGCCATAAAAAACTTTCTTGATTGGTGTGCCATCGGATCTGTGACCAATAGTTTTTGTCGTCTTATAATATTCATGCCCATTCACTTTAAAATTTGTTTTCTTTGCCATAATATCTCCTCCTAAAATAAAAAAGCATTAATAGACTAATGCTTCTTTTGTGAACTCTCCATATTTATTTGTATAAAAATCTAGTGCTTTCTTCATAAAATCATCTGTAACTTCAAAATAATCTGCCAAAGTATATAAATCATTAATTCCGACTTTTTATTGCTAATTTTAGCTTTTCAAAAGAAATAAGCATATTATATGAATATTTCTTTGCTTTATATTCTTGCTTATTAATAAATTCTATATCAGAATTAAATTTATAAGTAGCATCATAGTAATAATGTCCGTAATTCTTCGGCAAGAACTTCCTTTTTGTAAGTAGAAGATTTGATTTTAGTAGTATCATATATAATTACATTTAATTTTTTATAATTAATATATGCTCCAGCAGAATCTTCTAAATAAGTATTTACTAAATTGATATTTTCTCTATTTATTAAATCTTCAATATAATCTATATTCATTTATTTATCCTCTGTATTTTTGTTATCTTGCTCTTGTTTAGCAAGTAATGCTTCCAAAGTATTTTTTATTATCATTTTATTAGTTTCATTTAATGCTTTTACTCCGCTAGCAAAAGCAACGTCAGCATCATTTATATTTATTTTTTCTGGATTGCGAACATCAGACTTTCCAAGAAGGTAATCAGTACTAACTTTAAAATATTCAGAGAGCTTTATTATCGTATCTGGGGACATATCTCTTTTTTCATTTTCATAATTTGAAACAGTTTGAATAGTAACATTTAAATATTTCGCAATTTTTTCTAAACTTTCTCCTCTTTCTGTTCTCAAGAGTTTCAATTTATTCATAAAAATAACTCCTTTACATAATTAATATATATTATAATACAATTTGTTTAACTTGTAAACAAATTGTAAACTTTTTTTCTTAGAGCGTCAATACTTTTAAACAAATTGTAAAAATATTTTGAAAAAAGTATTGACAATCAACAAAATGTTTAATATAATGTGTTCAACAAATTGTTGAGGAGGTGCGAAATGAATAAAAAGACATTGCAAGAATTAAGAAAAAATAAGAACTTAACACAAGAACAAGTAGCAAAGATTTTATCAATAAGAAAAGAGTACTTATCGATGCTGGAGAATGGCACAAGAAATCCTAGTGATACATTAAAAGAAAAAATGTCAAAACTATATGGGTGTACAATATCAGATATTTTTTTAGCTATTAATTCAACAAAATGTTTAAATAAACAATAGGAGGAAAGTATGGGAGAAAAAATAATCAAGTTTTTAAAATGGATGGAAGAACATCCTATGAAAAGAATGTTCTTCGTAGAAATACCGATATCTGTAATAACTAGTTTGATAACAGTAAAGTTATTAGGGTGGTAACTACAGATACAATAATAGGGCATACAATTGAATTTAAAACAGCTTCTAGAGAAACTCTAGTTTCAATAGAAAAATATTCGATTCCATTTGGAGTAATTTTGGGATCAAAATTAACACCGACCAAGCTAATAAAACCTTTATTCTTTAATTCTTGACATACTTGAGAAGTCTCTTGAAAGTTAAGATTAAGAAATTTAGAAAGCTTAACTTTTGTAGTTGTTGATTTTTGTTTATATGCCTTATAAATAAATTTTAATGCTTTTCGTTGATTACCATACAATAATTCCATAACAACCTCTCTTTCGTTATCATTATATCATGGGTAGACACGAAAAGATAGGAAAGGAAGTGAAGAAATGCAAGAAGTACCATTTTTCTACTTATCTGCAAGAGCATATGCTAAACAAACAGGTATAGGAGAGGCAGAAGTAAAAAAGCAATTACTAAAAGGCGAGCTAGAAGGCTTTACAACAGACAATCAGTATAAAGTAAAAGTATATAAAAACGGAGGAGTTTCTCGCCAAGAATATGAAGCAATTTATAAAAGAGCTATAGAAGCAGAAACAAAATTAGAAAAAGCCAAATCAATATTAGTTTAGAAAGGAGATGATAAATATGTATAGTTTATTTGAAATAGCATTTTTTATACTTTACTTTTTAGTACAAGCTATAAAAGTTGCAGGAATACTTTTAATAGTACAAGTTGTAGTGTTTAGAACAACAGGCATTAGCTTATATAGAAAAGGCTGTAAAATAGCAGACAAAATAATAATGGAGGATTTTTAGAATGGACAAGCTAGATAAATGCTACATATGGCATGTGGTAACAATGGCAAAGCTAAAATTAAGATTAAAAGAATTAAAGAAAGGAGTGAAATAGTATGTTTGAAAGAAAGAGACATTTAAAGGAAGTCATAGAAACAAAATCAAAACAAATTGCTAACAGAGACAAACTTATAGACGGACAAAAAGCAGAAATACATCAATGGCAAGAAGAAAATAAGGCATTGTATAACGAAAACAAAGAATTAAGATTTGACAATGAAGAGCGTTCAGAATTGATCAAAAGAATAAAAGATCTAGCTGAAAGTAACAGTTACAATAACGAAAAGATTATTCTTAACAAAATTAAAGAGCTAGTAAAAGATTTCGACAGCAATTACTAACTCAATTGAATCACATAAATATGAACTCTATGCTTATTATAGCACGGAGAGAAGGAGAAAGTCAAATGATACGAATAGTAAATGGCTATATTATAGAAACGACGGATTCAGAAGAAAGACAAGCAAGATACGAACATGAGCTTGAAGAAGCAGACAGAATTTATGAAGATAGAGTTTTTGATGAAATTATGGAGGAAAAATAATGGAAGAAAGCAACGAGTTAACATTAGTTAAGCCAGAATTTAATGGCGAAATACAAGCCAAAATTAAAAGCTTGGGCGAAATAGAAAGCAACATAAAAGAAGTACAAAATTATGCTATTGAACTAAATAATTATTATAAAAACATAATTTTTACAGAAGAAACAATGAAAATAGCAAAAGATGAAAAAGCAAAAGTAAATAAGTTTAAAAAAATTGTTGAGGATTATAGAAAAAAAACAATAGAAGAGTGGAAAAAGCCAATAATGCAATTCGAAACTCTTTCAAAAGATACAGAAAAAATATTGTCTGATACATATGCAACAATAAATTTTCAAGTAGCAAATTATGAATATAAACAAAAACAAGAAAAAGAACAAGAAATAAAAGATTATTTTGAAGAATATAAAAAAAGCTTAGATATTGATTTTATAAAATTTGAAGATACAAAAATTAGAGTTGGACTATCAGACAGTAAAATATCATTGAAGAAACAAGTCAAAGATTTTATAGACAGGGTTAATACAGATTTAGCAACAATAATGTTACAAGAACATAAAGAAGAAATACTAGTTGAGTATAAGCAAAATGGCTATATTTTAAGTACAGCAATAAGTACTGTTATAAACAGAATAAAAGCTGTAGAAGAGACTAAGAGAAAACAAGAAGAGCTAAAACAGAAACAATTAGAAGAAGCTCAAAGGATTGCAGATGAGAATATAAAAATACAAACAGAGGCTACAAAACAAGCACTAGATAATTTTAGAGTAACAGAACAAGAAGTTCTACAAGCACCAATAATAGAAGAAAAACAAGAAGAAGTATTAATATTAAAATTTACGGTAAAGGGAACAAGAACAAAATTAAGAGCTTTAAAAGAATTTTTAACAAATGGAGGATATGAATATGAGTAATGATGTTCAAAAAAATAATGAATTGATGGTCAAATTTGATATTGATGGCAATGAAATAAAGTTAACGCCAAGTATAGTACAAGAGTACATAGTAGGAACAGATGCAAAAATAACAAATCAAGAATTTAAGTTGTTTACAGAACTTTGTAAAGTTAGAAAATTAAATCCATTCTTAAGAGAAGCATATTTAATTAAATATAAAGCAGGAGTACCAGCACAATTAGTTGTAGGAAAAGACGCAATATTAAAGAGAGCAGTACTAAATTCAAATTATGACGGAATGGAAAGTGGAATAATAGTTCAAAAAGAAGATGGAAGTATAGAAGAAAGACAAGGGACATTTAGACTAGGTAATGAACAACTCGTAGGTGGTTGGGCTAGAGTATTTAGAAAAGACTGGACACATCCTACATATTCAAGTGTAAGTTTTAACGAAGTAGCACAAAAAACAGGGCAAGGACAATTAAACTCAAACTGGGGAAGTAAGGGAGCAACAATGGTTGAAAAGGTAGCAAAAGTAAGAGCTTTAAGAGAGACATTTGTCGAAGATTTAGCAGGAATGTATGAAGCTGAGGAAATGCAACAAGAGATTCCACAACAAGAACCAATTGAAGTACAAGCCGAAATAGAGGAACAAACAGAAAATACAAAAGAGGTATCAATGAATGAACTATAAAATTATATCAAGTTGTAGCACAGGAAATGCAACAATAATAAGAGACATAATTTTAATAGATTGTGGAGTGACTTTTAAAAGATTAGAGAAGTATTATAAACAATTGAAAATAGTACTTCTCACCCACATACATTCAGATCACTTCAAAAAAGAAACAATTAAGAAATTAGCACAGGAAAGACCAACGTTGAGATTTGCTTGTTGTGAATGGTTATTAAAACCACTTTTAGAATGTGGAGTTGAAAGAAAAAATATAGATGTACTTCAAATTGGCACTAAATACGATTATAAACTATTTAAAATTGTACCAATTAAATTATATCATGATGTACCACAATGTGGCTATAGAGTGCTATTTGATGATTATAAAGTAATCTATATGACAGATACAAAAACAGTTGAAGGAATAAGTGCTAAAAATTATGATTTGTATCTTGTTGAAGGTAATTACGATGAAGATGAGATAGAAGAAAGAATAAAAGAAAAACAACAAGAATGTAAATATGTATATGAATTTAGAGCAAAAGACAGCCATTTAAGTAAACAACAAGCAAGTGAATTTTTATTGAATAATATGGGAGAAAATTCAGAGTATGTTTTAATGCACCAACATATAGAGAGGGGGTAATTATGGATTATAAAAAAATGTGGGAAGATTTAAAAGGATTAATGCAAAGAACTGAAAAAATGACCGATTTAATAAAGACAAAAGGAGTCCTAGATATGATGTCTGAAATTGAAGGATTGAATACAGAATATGAAGTTTTACCATTTTAGGAGGCAATATGATAGGGACAAGTAATAAAATAATAACTTATTTACTAGAACAAGCAAAAGATAAGCAATTTGAAATAAAAGAATATAGGCAAAAAAGAAGTTTAGACAGCAACGCTTATTGCTGGGTACTATTAGGAAAATTACAAGATAAGCTACATATACCCAAAGAAGAAATATACAGAGATTTAATTAAGAACATTGGAAGTTATGAAGTTATACCAGTAAAGAATGAAGCTGTAGAAAGATTCAGACAAGCTTGGAGTAATCACGGTTTAGGTTGGGTTACAGAAACAATGAAAAGCAAATTAGAACGGTTTTACAAATGTAATTACATATTATGGGTCTAGTGTGTATAATACGGCAGAAATGAGCAAATTAATTGAATTAATAGTACAAGAATGTAAGCAGTTAGACATAGAAACAAAATCACAACAGGAAATAAATAGTTTATTAGAAAGCTGGGGTAAAAATGAGCAAAAGAAGTAAAGCTTGTGAAATATCACAGAAAGTAAAAGAAATAGTATGGAACAGAGATAATCATAGTTGCATTATTTGTGGGAAATATGTTGATAAGAATTATGCAAATGCTCATTTTATAAAAAGGTCTCAACGGTGGTTTAGGAATAGAAGAAAATATAGTTACATTATGTCCAGAATGTCATTATAAAGAAGATTTTGGTCAAAACACTAAATTATATGAACAAATGATAGAAGATTATTTAAAGTCAAAATACGGCTCAAATTGGAACAAAGAAAAATTAATTTATAAAAAATATTAAAAGAAAGGAGGATATGGAAAAAATCTTATAAAAATCTTATAAGGATTCCATGTCCTTTAAGTTTAAACGAAAGGAGAAAAAATGGAAGGCTGGATTAAAATTTATAGGCAAATTAGAAATCATTGGATTTGGAAAGATAAAGAGCCTTTCGACAAGCGAAGTGCTTGGATTGATTTATTGTTGTCAGTTAATCATAAAAGTAAAAAGGTACCTTTTGAAAATGATTTTATTGAAATAGAAAGAGGCCAAACTTTAACATCAATAAAACAATTAGCTGAGAGATGGCGTTGGTCAAGACATAAGGTAAGTGATTATTTAAACCAACTGGAACAGGACACTATGATAGTACAAGTCAGGGACACAAGAAAAACACTTGTAAGCATTGTAAATTACAGCAAATATCAACCCGCATTAGAAGAAAAGGACATACTTGGGGACACACTTCGGGACAGACTTGGGACATACTAGGGACACAAACAAGAATGATAAGAATATATATTTATATTTATTTAATAAATATAAGGTCGAAAATCGAAGAAGTTTTTCAGAGTACATGCAAAAAACAAAAGCTTTAAAAAAAGATGAAAAATGGATTTTGCTTAGCAAAGAAGAACAAACAAAATTAATGAGTGAAATATAAAGAAATATAAAGGAGAGTGAACACAAATGAATACAATAACACAAACTACAAGGCAAATGTCATTTGATGACATACAAGATAAAACAAAAATAAGATACATACAGATATTGAACAGATTAGACAAGCCTAAAACAGCGAAAGAGTTAGCTGTGGAGTTATTTGATTTAGGGTTTATTCCTAGCACGGAAAGAAATTACACCGCACCACGCTTGTCAGAGTTAGAAGATATGGGAATGGTTAAAGCGATAGATAAAAAGAAATGTGAGTATACAGGTAAAACAGTAGCAGTTTACGAAAGAACATTAAAGGGTTTTGAAGCTTTGAATATGAACCATATTACACGAATTTATTAGGAGAATGATATGAGTTATCCACAATTAGAACGGTATCTGTGCAAAAGCACTGAAATATGGACTATGTAGACGGATGTCAGCAATTGGAAAATGTCTATTTTAAAGGTGTTAAGAAATGCCAGTATGTTACAGATGTCGAAGGAAAACAGATTGAATTAAATTTAGATGGAGGCAAAAGATGAAATACAGGTTTGTAATTAATAAAAGGCTTATGGGACTAAACGAATATACAAAGTATAACAGAACAAACAAATATGCAGGAGCTGGAGCAAAAAAGAAAGAACAGCAGTACATAATTTATTGTATAAAACAGCAATTAGGAAATATCAAAATAGACAAGCCTGTAGTAGGACATTTTACTTGGATAGAAGAAAATAAACGTCGAGATTTAGACAATATTTGTTTTGCAAAAAAGTTCATATTAGATGCTTTAGTACAAGCAGAAATACTGCAGGACGACAACAGAAAAATAGTAACTAACTTTACGGATAGTTTTAAGTATTCAAACAGTAGTAAGGTAATAGTAGAATTAGAAGAAATAGACAATGAAAGGAATGGTAAAAATGAATTGTAAACATTGCAAGGTACAAGGAAATACAACAAAATATTTCTATTGTCAGCTAAAAAACAAACAAGTAGATAATTATTTATGTAGAAATTGCGTAATGAAATTACCTGATGTACCAGATGTAGTTGAAGAAATATTAGGAGGAGAATAGATATGTTAAATTATAAAGAAGATGATAAAAGGTTAATTGAAAGTGGAAAATACAGATATTATGATTTTACAGAAGAGATAGTAAGAAAAATAGTAAGTAAAAATATAAATGATGTGATAAATGAAGAATGGAGAATATTACTACAAATGTTATATCCAAGCAATATGATTGGAAGTGGGTTGTTTCAACCAATATTGATATTTAAAATAAGTAAAAATGGAAAGAGAGTAGACCCACCATTAGAGGCTTATAATTCTATAGATGATTTGAAAGAAAATACATGCTTACTATTCAAAATAATAGAACATATCGAAAAAAATAGTACATTTGAAATAAATGATAGCTGGTACAATGCGAAAGAGAAAATATTAAAAGAAAGGGAAAATTAGATATGCTTAAAATTCGTGATGATGTAGATTTAAAAGAACTTGAAAAGTTTGGATTTGAATTAGATGGTAATACATATAAGTATTTTATAGCAAAAAACAAATGTGTTTATGTATGTGTTCATGACAGAAAAATAATAAGACCAAAATTACCAGTAATAACAAGTAGAATAAAAGCAATTTTTATATCAAAAAAACCATATCAAAAATTAAGTGAAATAATGTATAAGCTAGACAAAGCAAATTTAGCAGTAAAGGAGTAAATAAGACATGAATGAAAAAGAAAAAGAAAAATACATTTTAAAATTTATATATAGAATTTTAACAGATAATAGAAATCAAAATAGATATTGCACAACAATGTTTGGAAATTTAGACGAAGATAAAGTTGTAAGATTCGGGGGATTGCATAAGTTATTTAGAAAATAAGATTCAAGAATTATCTGGAGAGGAGTAAATAAAATATGAGTGAAGAAATTATAAAAGTATTAGATGAATTAGGAAAAAGATTTGGAATTGTAATAGATTGGAGTAATCAAAACATAATGCCATATTTGCAAGAACTACTAAAAAGGTTTATATGTTATCAAAATATAACGGCGTGTGTATGGATAATAATATCAATAGCAATGACAATATGCGGAGTCATAATGCTTAAATTTTTAAATAAATGGCGAAAAAGTGATGGTTATAATAGCGATTCTTATGATGATGACGAGTTACTAGCTGTATTCGGATATATATTTTCAATCCTTATAATAGCATTAGGAATAGGTTTAATAATAGGCAATACGCTTGGAATTGTAAAGAATATATGTATGCCAGAGATAGTAGTATATGAATACATAAAAAATATTAAATAAAGAGGAGTGATATATAGTGCAAACAGCTAATGAGATTGAAGATGCAGAAATAGAAGATTTTTTAAAATATTTAAAAATTGCTAGTGAAGTCGCAAAAGAAAAAGGAAGACACTATAAGTTTAAATGCCCGCTTTGTGGAGGAGAAGCAACTTCAATCAGAAACGATTATAATGGACACTTATGGTCTAAGTGTGAGAAATGTGATATGCAAATAATTCAATAATGGGAGGTATTTTAATTGGAAGAAAAGACAGCAGATGAAATATTTGAAGAGTTAGGATATAAAAGATTCAACAAAAAACACGATTTTGAGAATTAAAATATTACAAAGATGATGATAACATATTGTATTTTGATGAGAAAGATAAAAGTTTTTATAAAAGCGGAGAATATGACTCAATGTGTGATAATATAACAATGCAAGAACTGAAAGCAATAAATAAAAAATGTGAGGAACTGGGGTGGCTGGAGTGACAGTTAAAATTGGAGATAGATTTGGAAGATTAGTTGTAGTCAAACAACTAAAAGAAAGAAGTAAAGATGGTCGTTTAATGTATGAGTGTAGATGTGATTGTGGAAATATTGTAAAAGTAAGAAGTAAAGAGTTACTTAATGGAGATACAGTTTCTTGTAAATGTTACCAAAAAGAACAAGTTAGAAAAAGATATAAAAATGGAACACAACCAGATAGAATTTTTAGTGATAAATTAAACAAAAACAATAAATCTGGAATTAAGGGTGTCTGTTTTGATAAAAATAGAAATAAATGGTTAGCAACATATCAGTATCAGCGCAAACACTATAACTTAGGAAGATATAATACAATACTAGAAGCCGAAGAAGCAAGAAAAAAATTTGAAAATGAAATAAGACAAAAGCTAGGAGGTGTTTTAAGTGAAAGAAAATATTGAAGAAGATATAATAAATGCACAACATTTTATAAATTCTATAAAAACTGATAAAGATTACAAAGATGAAAATGGTTGGCACGGATATTATAATAAAGAGATTCTAGAGTTAGCTAGAATATTAGACCATATTTTATCAGATTATAAAAAAATATTAAAAGAGAATGAAGAATTAAAAAAATCTAAAATAACATACGAAAAGGTTAGAGATATACAAGAAAAAAATAAAAATATAGTAGATAATAATTATATTCCAAAGCAAAAAATAAAAGACAAGATAGAAGAAATAAACAAAATGATAGCTTATGAACACAATGATGCAGTAATAATACAGTTAGGCAAGCAAAAGAGAGTTCTGCAAAAACTATTGGGAAGTGAGGAATAAATTATGGATGGATTGGGAGGATTTATTTTGGGATTTTTTGCAGGAACACTCATTGCAATAATAAGTATTGCGTTGAATATAACTACAAGTGGGACAATCACAATAGAACCTGTTAAAGATGATTACAAAAATGAGATAATATACTATGTAGATATACATACTAAAAAAACATATAAAATGGAAAATGATATTTTACATTACTGTGAGGAGTGAGTTATGAACGAGGAAGAAAAGAAAGCTGTTGAATTTGTAAAAAAGAGAACAAAAGAATTAAAAAAATATGCTAAAAGAGAAAATGAATTAGTTTATGACGATATTATATTAAATCTAATAGAAAAATTACAAAAAGAGAATGAAGAATATTCAAAACAATTAGATTTAGACTATGTAGATAAGAATTATATTCCAATTCAAAAAGTAAAAGATAAAATTAGAAAAAACGAAGAAATTATAGATATATCTAATGACGGAGATCTAATACATGAATTATATCAAAAAAATAAAGTTTATGAGGAATTATTAGATAAGGAGAATTAGAAATTACGAAAAAGTTACAAAAACGGAAAAAATTCGTAAAGTTTTGTATTAAAAAGGAGAAAAGTTCTCAAAAACAAGTACAAAATGTATTAAATTTGAAAAAAGGAGGAAAACATGAATCTTGGAAAAGGAAGATGGCATAGCAAATATATATGTGATAAATGCCACGAAGAAATACCATATATAGGACAAAAAGGGTTTGTTGGAATAAATCATTATTCAAGAGCAACATATAGAGATCCAGTATATAAGAAGTCATTTGATTTGTGCAAAAATTGTGAGAAAAAATTTAGAAAATGGTTGCAAGAAAGAGAATTGCCAACAGTAGCAGACACAATAAACAAATTCCAAATTTATAAGGCAGGTGGAAAAAACGGTGGTATATAAAGGCTATGAATTATTGCAAGCTATAGCTCAAGGAGAGCTACAAGCTGGAACAAAATTTTACGATACGAAAACAGGAAGAGAATATATCTTGACCCAAAACGGAAAAGCCTATGAGAACAGGCAATACTACGAAGACGAAGCAGAAAGTCAATTACAAGAAGATTATACAATAAAAGAATTAGCACAAGCAGAATTTGAATTGATAGGGGAGTAAATTATGAATTATGATATAACATTTTGCAATAGAGATTGCAAAAATAAGCAATGCAAGAGAAATCTAAAATATATCAACAGAACTGAATTGAATAAAACAAAACAGTATATTAGTATTTCAGATTTTAAAGAATGTAAAGAAATAGAAGAGAAAAGAGGGGAGGTTATATGACAAAAGAAACAAGAGAACAAAAATTCAAGAGAATAAATGAACTATATAATCAATTCACATTTATATATTATCAATCTACACACGAAAGTGGGTGGCAAGACGAATTAAACAGTATAATAGTACAACTTAGATATGAGCTAAAAAAGTTTTAATTTAAGGAGGAACGAATGAAACTATCAAAAGAAGATTATAAAGAAGCAAAGGGTTGCTTGAAAAGATATACCTACAACTGCATAAAGATAATTAATATTAAGTCAGATATAATGAGTATAGGTTCGCCTATAATTGACGGACTACCTAAAGCACCGTACAGCATATCTGACAGAGCTCTTAACACAATAATTAAAATAGAAGAGAATATAGAATTGCAAGAAGCAATAAAAGAATATAAAGCAGTTGTACAAGCCTTACAATTAGTGAATAAAGACAGTAAATACATATTTGAAGAAATGTATATTAAGAGCAAAACAAAGTGGGAAATAATCAGTTCTGGAATGTCAGAGAGGACATTTGAGAGAAGAAACCAAAGTTTAATTTATACAGTACATAAAGAGTTAAAAAAAATTGGCGGAAAATTGGCGGAATTTTAGTAAAAAAACGTGTTATAATTGTATCGTGGATACATATAGAAGACTATATAAATCAAAAGGGCTAACAAAAAGTTAGCTCTTTCGACGCATTTCGACAGCATTTGCAAAATAGATCATATATAATATCTTTGAGAAGGAGGTGTTATGTATGAGAAAGTGCGATGTTTGTGGAAAAAATAAAGCTGTATATGAAGTATATGGAACAAATAAAAAAATATGTGATGATTGCAAGGGAAATTTTTTTGTCTGTCCTGAATGCGGAACCATATACGAGCAAAACGACTATGAAAATGGTGACAATAATGGATTTTGCAGAAGAAAATGCGCTAATAAAGGATAAAAACGAAGAGCTTATCAAACGATAGGCTCTATTATTTACGCTTAAAAGGAGAAAAATAGATATGAAATTAATGATAAGTCAACCAATGAGAGGCAAGACAAATGAACAGATAAGAAAAGAAAGAGAAGAATTAGTAGAAAAACTAAAAGCAGAAGGACACGAAGTTATAGATACAGTATTTGATGATTTTCCAGAAGGTAAAGCTACACCAGTGCATTACTTAGCAAAATCAATAGAATTTATAGCAAATGTTGATGGTGTTGTATTTATGCCTGGATGGGAAAATGCAAGAGGATGCAGAATAGAACATCAAGTTGCAGAAGAATACGGGGAATTTATAAGATTAGTTTAGTTATTAACTAATACAAGATACAGTTAATATATATGGTGATTGAAGCATCTCCTTTCGTAAGTTGTATATATAAAAGGCAATTTTAGTTAAGCCTTTAGATATTTTGGAATAGTGAAATGGTATCACGAAAGGCCTTGGACCTTTAGTTTTTAGTTCGAATCTAGATTCCAAAACCAAAAGCTTTTACTCTTTTGGCGATGCTAGATGTAATTACAAAGAGCGGTTTACTATTATACGAGAAAAAATGGCGGTGTTAGTAATTTATCCGAAACGCAAAAATTATAAATCTAGGTTATAGGTAATTGCTCCGTTCTAGTATAGGAGTCCCTAGTGCCGTAAAATAGTATAAAGTGATGTGCAGTTACATCATTTTCTAGTATTTTATAAAATAACGAAAGAGGTGTTGTTATGACTAACGAAGAAAGATATGAAAAATATGTAAAAGAAAATTGTAAGAACTGTAAAAACAAAGATAAGGACCTATGCGAGATAAGAATATCTGCCTTAAATGACGTAGTTATAACAAAGTGTGCGTATTATGAAAGAAAAGATTAATTATGCTAATTGTATGAAATATAAGTGTGAATTATGCAGATACAATAAGCAGTGTGAAAGAGAGGAAAAGAAATATGAAGTGGACAAAACAGACAGCAGAAGAATATATAAAAAAGTGCAAAGAAAAAGGACTTAAATATTGGAGTGCAAAAGATTTTCTTAAAAATCATAAAACTATGAAAACGACAATGCAATAAATACAAATAGAGAGTTAAAGACAAAGTAGGTGAGCGAGGTGGCTAAGTATGATTGGAAGCAGTTAGAAAAAGATTATATATTAGGTGATTATAAATCGGTAAGTAGCTTCTTAAAAGATAAAGGAATAAAACAAAATGGAAGTACCAAAAAGAATACAAAAGGATGGAAAGAAAAAAAGGTACTAAAAGAGGACAAAAAAAGTACTAAAGTAATAGAAAAAGTACTTGAAAAGGAATCAGAAAAAGAAGCTAATAAAATAATACAAGTAAAAGATGTAGCAAATGACTTATTAAGTAAAATAGTACAAGCTAATAATGAACTTAATATGCATATAGCAAGAAATAAGAAAAAGACAAAGACAGTAGAATACAATTATGATATGTGTAAGCCAAGTAAAGAAATAATAAATGAAGAGGAAGAAATAAAGTCATATATAGACATTATTGACAGAAAAGGGCTAAAAGAGCTAACATCTGCATTAAAAGATATAAATGATATATTAACTAACAAGAACGAAGAAGGAAACAATGGACAATCACTTGCCGAAACAATACAAAAAGCTTACGAAAGCAAGGCGGGTGATAAGTAGTAATGTTAACAACAGAAGCAATATTATATTATAAAGACAGACCAGTAGAGTTTGTTAAAGATGTAATAAAAGTTACACCAGATGATATACAAGGAGATATATTGATGAGTGTAGCTCAAAACCAACTAACATCTGTAAGAAGTGGGCATGGTATAGGAAAGTCAGCATTGCAAAGCTGGCTTATTTATTGGTTTATGTGTACTAGACCTTTTCCTAAAATACCTTGTACAGCCCCAACAAAGCACCAATTACATGATATATTATGGGCTGAGGTGGCTAAATGGAGAACACCAGCAATACAAAGCGAAATTGAATGGACTCAAGAAAAGCTATATATGAAATCAAACCCAGAGAACTGGTTTGCAGTGCCAAGAACAGCAACACAGCCAGACGCATTACAAGGATTCCATGCAGACCATTTATTATATATTATAGATGAGGCATCACGGTGTTAAAGATGTAGTATTTGAACCTGTATTAGGTTCTCTATCAACGCAAGATGCAAAACTAATCATGTGTGGAAACCCAACTCAATTGAGCGGTTTCTTTTTTGATAGTCACAACAAAAACAGAAACATATACAGTACATTTAAAGTATCAGGAGAAAATTCGAAAAGAGTCTCAAAAGAATACATACAAATGATTATAGATATGTATGGACTAGACAGTGATGTATATAGAGTTCGTGTTGCAGGAGAATTTCCAAAAGCAATGCCAGACAGCTTTATACAACTTGATTGGGTTGAAAACTGTAGTAATAAAATTGTTACAAGAAATTATCCACAAAGTAGAATTGATATAGGTGTCGATGTAGCAAGGTATGGTGATGATGAAACAATAATAAATACATTATTTGATAAAAAGTACCAACAACCATTTAACGTACTGCACCATAATGACACAATGCAAGTAACAGGAGCAATAGTTCAGGTAGTTGAAAGATTAAGAAGTCAATATATAGGAATACCAATTCATATTAAGATTGACTGTGATGGTCTAGGTGTTGGAGTATATGATAGGTTAAAAGAAGTTAAATCACAAAAGGGCTGGACAACAGTAAAACTATATGAATGCCATTTTGGAGCAGCTGGAGGAAAAAATAAACAAGAAGAACCAGTTGAGTTTAGTAATTCTACAGGGTTAATGTGGGGACTATTAAGAGAAAAATTAAGAAGACATGAAATAGAACTTGTATATGATGATAAACAAATTACACAATTGAGTAATAGAAAATACAGAATAAATAGTGACGGAAAAATAGAGTTAGAAAGAAAAGAAGAGATGAAAAAAAGAGGACTAACTTCTCCAGATAGGCGGAGATGCATTAGTTCTTTCTTTGTATGAGCCAAAGCAAGGCGGATTATCAATTTTAAAGTAGAGGTAATGATATGTTAAATATAAACAAAATCAAAAGGATAATTCAAAACGATGCAGAACGCAGAAGAATGATTGATTTAGAGAAGAAGTATTATGAAAATGATAACATTATAAGAGCAAAGGGAGTATTGCCAAGTGAATCAGACCCAATGAGAAATGCAGATAATAGAGTATCTCACAACTTTCATCAACTTATAACTGATGAGAAAACAGCATATATGTTTACAAATCCAGTTCTGTTTGATGTAGGAGATAAAGAAGTAAACAAGAAAATAAAAGAGACCTTAGGGGATGACTTTAAGAGCGAAAGTGCCTATCTATGTACAAATGCAACAAATAATAAGGTTGCATGGTTACATTATTGGATAGAAGATGGTAAGTTTTTATATTCAGTTGTTGAGACTGAACAATGTTTGCCAATATTTGACGGAAAATTAAAGAAGAAATTAATCGGTTTTTATAGATATTATCCTATTATAGAAGAAAATGAAAATGGAATAAATAAAGAATATGTAATATTTGAATACTGGGACGATAAACATTGTGAACAATATAAATTTAGAGGAAATTTATCAGGAACAGGGCTTACATATTTATCAGCAGAATACCAAGAGTTTGAGCATGATTTAGAAGAAGTGCCATTTATTGAATTTAAGAATAACCGTAACATGATAAGCGACTTAAAGAAATATAGAGACTTAATTGATATATACGATAAAGTAATGAGTGGATATGCTAATGATCTAGAAGATATCCAACAGCTTATATATATTCTTGAAAATTATGGCGGAGAAGATTTAAAAGAATTTCTTGGAGATTTAAAGAGATATAAAACAATAAAAACAGAAACTGGTGCGGATGGAAGAACAAGTGGTGGACTTAAAACACTACAAATAGAGATACCAGTTGAAGCAAGGAACAGCATACTTGAAATCTTAAAAAAACAAATATATGAAAGTGGACAGGCATTACAGCAAGATACAGAAAATTTTGGAAATGCCAGTGGAGTTGCTTTGAAATTCTTTTATAGAAAACTAGAATTAAAAGCTGGGTTAACACAAATAGAATTTGAAAAAGGATTTGCAAAACTAGTAAGAGTAATAATGAAATTCTTAAAAATCGCAGATTGGGAGGCAAAACCTATAGCTCAAACTTGGACTAGAAATATGATAAGCAATGATTTAGAAAATGCTCAAATAGCAGCAGAAAGCAAAGATATAATATCAGATGAATCAATTGTGAAAAATCACCCTTGGGTAGAAGATCCAGAAGAAGAACTGAAAAAAATTAAACAGCAAAATGAAGAAAAAGAGAAGAGACAACAAGAAATATTTGCTAATGCAGGTGGCTTTGAAGATAATCATAATGATAATCAAGAATAGAGGTGCTATAGATGGCTAGAACACCACAAGATTACTGGGAAAAAAGACAAACGGAACTCATGAAAAGATTAGAAAAGCAATCTGAAGGAACAATTCAAAGACTAGTAACAGCATATAATAAATCAAAAGACAATATCCAAAAAGAAATTCAAAAAATATTTGGAAAATATGTTGTTGACGGAAAGCTTACATTTAAGGAAGCAAAAGAATTGTTAAATACAAGAGAAGCAAAAGAGTTCTATGATAATTTATTAGAACAAATAAATTCAATAGATAATGTAGATGTTAAACGAAAATTATTAGCCAAATATAATGCTCCAGCATATGCATATAGAATAAGTAGATACCAAGCTCTTCAAGAAAACATAGATATAGAGCTAAAGAAACTAGTACAAGAAGAATGTGTTATATCTAAGAAACATTATGTTGATATTATTAATGAAGGATATTACAGAAGTATTTTTAATGTACAAAAAGGCACAGGAATAGGGTTTAACTTCTCGCAATTAGATAATAGAACAATCAATCTAGTATTAAATGAAAACTGGTATAAAAGTGAAAATTTTTCACAAAGAATATGGAAAAATAACAATAAATTGGCTAATTATTTAAAGTCAAATTTCCTCGTAGATAATATTGCTGGCAAGTCAATACAAAGAATGGCTAGCGCATTAGACGATGCTATGAATATTGGAAAATATAATGCTGTTAGATTATTAAGAACGGAAACTAATCATTTTGCAAATGAAGCAGAAATGTTATCTTACAAGGAATTAGATATAGAAAAATATAGATTTATTGCAACATTAGATAATGTTACATGTAAACATTGTGCAGAATTAGACAACAAAATATTTTATTTGAAAGATAAGCAACCACGGTAAGAACTACCCTCCAATACATCCAAATGATAGATGTACAACGGTAGCAGAATTTGATGATGACGTAACAGAAAACTTACAAAGAAGGGGCAAAGATGAAAATGGTAAATCTATTATAATTCCACAAGATATGAACTATGAAGAATGGGCGAAAAAATATGCTCCAGAACAATACGAAAAGTATTATATCACAAATAAATTGCCAAAAATAAAATCGGCAGAAGATAGCATTTTAGAAAAGCAATTAGGCTTTTATGATGAGAACAATGTTTTGCAATTTATTCCTAAAAATGTTATAATTGGTAATGTACATGTTATTGCTGGGAAGGGAACTAACACAATATTTAGGAGTGCCGACAAATATGCTGAAATATATGGAGGCAACTCAAAAGAGTGGATGAAAAAGGTTGGAAAAATTGAAAGTGATAAATATATCTTTGATATCCATTTTGTAGAGCATGAAGAATATGGCAGATATGACTATAAATTGAAAGGAAAGAAGCTAAAATGAAAGTAAAATACATTGGTAAAAGTTTCGGTGTTGAAGGTTTAACTAATGGAAAAGAGTATGAAGTAGTTGATATTGAAGGGAATATGCTAAGAGTTATAGACGATAGTGGAGAAGACTATCTTTATTCTGCAACCAATCCATCCTCATTAGAAGATAGTTCTAAGTGTGGAAGGTGGAAAATCGTAGAAGATGATAAAAACAAAGCTTTATCAAAATTGATTAAATAGTTATTAATATTAAAAAAATATAAATATAGGTGCTGTTCTGTTGGTTCAGTCAAATGGTAGATATAGAGTACACAGCCTATACCAAACAAAGTCGTAGAAATACGGCTTATTTTTATGCTTGAAAAAGCAAACATTGTTTAAGTTGCAGAAATAGCAACAGAAAAGGAGAAAAATATGGAGTTCTTAAAAGAAATTTTAGGAGAAGACTTGTTTAATCAAGTCAAAAACAAAGTAAGTTCTTATAACGAGAAAGCCGATAAGGACAAAAAAATAAGTATTGCTAATGTAAATGGTGGAGAATTTATTGCGAAAGCAAAATATGACCAACTAAAAACAGATTTAGACAATACAAAAACATCTTTAGATACTGCAAATACAACAATAGCAGATTTAAAGAAAAATAATGGAGATAATGCAGATTTGCAACAAAAAGTTAGTGATTATGAAACAAAAATTGTTAATTTAGAGGCAACAAGTAAGGCAGAAAAAGCTAAAATGTTGAAAGAAATTGCAATAAAAGATGCATTATATGCTGAAAAAGCAAAACACCCAGAATTACTTATTTCAAAATTTGATTTATCTAAAATAGTATTAGATGAAAAAGGAGAAAATGTAGTTTCTGGAATAGAAGAACAAATGAAGTCTAATAAGGAAACTTATAAAGATTTATTTGGAGAAACAGAACAACAAGGTGGGGCATATCACTATACTCCAAATGGCGGAGAAAATAAAAGCAATAGTGGTGCAACAGATTTTGTTGGAATAATTAAAGAAAATCAAGCAAGAAAAATTTAGGACGTTTTATACGTCTTTTTATTTTACCCAAAAAAAGAATAGGAGGAATGAAAAATGGGTTATTTAAAAGATGAATTGGCAGGATTTGTACCTGTAGAACAAGCAACAGAGATAATGAAAGATGTAGCTAGAGGCTCTAGTATACTAAGATTATCTAAAGTATCTCAAATGGAAAGTGATACTAAAAAAATACCAGTAATGACAGAAGGAGCTGGAGCATACTGGGTAGGAGAAGGAGAAAGAATAAAAACTTCTAAAGCTGGATGGATTTATCCAGAATTAAAAGCTAAAAAATTAGCAGTTATTATACCAGTAACAAAAGAAAAACTAAATGATACAACAATAGATGTATTTAGTGAATTAAAAGAAAGTATAGCAGAAGCATTTTATAAAGCTATAGATGCTGCAGCTATATTTGGAACAAACTCACCATTTGAAAGAAATATTATGAAATGCGTTGAAAAAGCAGGAAATAAAATAGAAATAGGAACAAACGGAGAAGGAAAACTAGATTTAGATGTTGCTGATGCAATGGCAACAGTTGAAGATGCTGGTTATGATGTAAATGGTTTTGCAGCAAAAATCGGTATTAAAAACTCTTTAAGAAAATTAAGAGATGGAAATGGAAATCAATTATTTGTTGATGGAGTAAATGGAAAAGAACTATATTCACAACCAATAGAATTTTCAAGAAATGGTGCTTGGGATAAAACTAAAGCTGAATTAGTTGGTGCAGATTGGGATAAATCTTTAGTTGGTATTAGAGATAGCTTAGAATATGAAATATTAAAAGAAGCTACTTTAGAAGGTACTGTAGATAAAGATGGAAAACCAATTTCATTAGCAGAACAAGATTTAATTGGTATTAAAGCTACAATGAGATTAGCATATTTACCAATTAAAGATGAAGCTTTCTGTGCTGTAGTTCCAGCAGGCTCTCTAGGAGAATTAACTGTAGAATCTACAGAAGGAACAACAACGGGGAAAACAGCAATTACTGTTAAACCTGCTAAAGCAGAAGGAAATAGTTACAAATATAAAGTAGCTGCTAATCCAACTATGCCAAAATATGGCGATGCTTGTACATCAGGATATACAAATTGGAATGGAACAGATGAAATTTCAGGAACTGCAGGACAAAAAATAGTAGTTGTTGAAGTAGATTCAGAGAATAAAGCTAAAAAGGCAGGAATAACAGCATTAACGGTTAAGTCTGAATAGAAAGAGGGAGCTAGCAATAGCTCCTTTTGAGGTATTAAAATGACAGACAATGTAAAAGAAGTTAAACAAGTACTAAATATAATAGATGATAAGTTAGACAATTACTTGAGGTTTTGTGAAAGAAATATCAAAGATAAAATACTAGACAGATGCCATATAGAAACGGTGCCAGAACGATTAAATTCGCTTATACAGGAGTTTTTAATTGAGCAATATAGTCTTAATAAAGAAGGTATTGGAGAAGGCAAAAAAGTGGTTTCTAGTGCATCTGATAATGGACAAACAGTTGGATTCCAAACAATAGGTGGAGCAAGTTCGATGTCGAAGAATGTAGATACTTTTCTTGATAGAAATATGGCTACGTTAGTTAAATATAGAAAGGTAGTGTGGTAATAATGCAAATACCTGAAATATTTAAGAAAGCTATTGCTGATACATTTTACGATAAAGATATAGAAATATGGTCAAATACAACAACTGTAGACGAAGAAGGTGCTGTGATTGAAAACGGAAAACTACAGAAACTAGATAGTTTTAAAGGGAATTTTCAATTTTCTACAAGAGAGTATATTCAACAAGAGTATGGCAAAGAAATACAAGCTAATGCAATAGTTACTTGTAACGGAACAAAAGCCAAAATAGGCAATATTCTTATATATGATAATGAAGAATATACCATCAAGAGTTTAGTACCTTCTGATAGCCATATAACTCTTTTAGTGGAGGGATAATATGGCTAGTATAGAAGGATTAGATGAATTACTTGCAACTCTATCTGAACTAGGTGGAAATGCAAAAGAAAGTTGTAGAAAAGGGCTTGAAAGAGGAGCAAAGAAGATACAAAGAAATGCAAAGTATTTAGCACCTGTTAATACTGGTCAGCTTAGAAATTCAATAAAGACTAAATCACAAACAATACAAGATGGAGCAGAAGCACAAGTATTTTCAAATCTTGAATATGCACCATATGTTGAGTTTGGAACAGGTCAAAGAGGAACAGAAAGTAATATAGATAGACCAGAGCGGAATATCTTATAAAGCTGATTGGAAAGGTCAAGCAGCGCAACCATTTTTAACTCCTGCATATCTTCATGCGAAAAATACAGGAGAAGTAGAACAAGAAGTAATTAAATCAATACAACAAGAAATTAGAAAGTTAGGTGGTAAATAATGATTAATCAAAAACCGATAGTATATAAAAAGCTAAGTGAATTAGAAACAGAAAAGAAAGCAAAGCAAGTATGTGAAGAAGGTTCACAAGATTGGTCAAAATTACCATGCGTAACTTATCTTGAATTACAAAATGAACCAGCGGAAGATGCTGATGATGAAGAATATTCAAGTGCATTAGCAATCAAAGCTGATGCTTGGGGAAACTCGTCTAGTGAAGTGTCTAAATTAGCAATGCAAGTAGTTGCGAAAATGAAAGAAATAGGCTATAAAAGAACATTATTTTTAGATGTAGTAGACTTAAATAGTAAACAAAAACACAAAACAATGCGTTTTGAGAAAGAAGAAATTTTATAGAAGGAGGGCGTAGATTATGCCAAAAAAATATTTAAAAGGTTTTAGCCAATTTGCAATATTCCCATTAACAGAGAATACTCTTGAAAAATATATAGTTGGGGAGAAGGTAAGTATTCCATATGCAGAAAAATTAAGCAAAGACTTAGATGCAGATGAGGACAAAATGTATGCTGATGATGAGGTATATGACATTGACAGAACTGTTAATGGAGAGAGCTTTACATTAACATTAAAAGAGCTTCCAAACGAATTAAGAGCTAAGCTTGAAGGTGGAAAGTATGATGCAGAGTCAAAAGAATATGATTTTTCTACAACAGATAATGCACCAGAGTTTGCTTGCACATATAAGGGATTGTTAGCAGATGGAACATACCGTATGTTTAGACAATACAGGGCAAAGGTATCTAAAATAAAAGTTGATTTAGAGACACTTGGAAATGGAAATAAAAGCTCTGTTGAAATTGAAGGAACATTTATGGCTAGAAAGTGCGATAACAAACTATTTAGTATAAAGGATACAACAACAAATTCTGACTTAACATGGTTAGATACAATACCAACAACACCGGGAGAGTAGAAATACTCTCCTAAAAAATATATATAAGGAGAAAATTATGACAAAAAGTAATGAAAATAAAAGTTTACCTAAAATAAAAACTGTACATGGTGTAGAGATTGAGAAGAAGCCTTGTGGCAAGTATTTTGAAGCTCTACAGACTTTAAAGGATTTGCCAGAAGATTTTATAAAAGAACTTTCTGACAATGGACAAGATTTTAAATTGTCAGAAATGTTTACAGTAGAGAATATAATGAATTTAATTACAAGGTTATTAATTATATTACCTAATTTTACATTTAATTTTCTATCAAAACTAATGGATATAGATAGAGAAACTATAGAGAACCAACTTACACCTAAAGAATTACTAGATGTTGTACAAGAATTTTGGAAGATAAATGAATTAGAAAGTTTTTTCGTCCAAATGAAGCCAATATTGAGCAAAATTACAATGCTAATTGGCTTCAAAGAACAATAGCAATATGTGTTAAGATAGGAATAAGTAAAAGAGAGTTCTTAAATGACTATTATCCAGATGAAATCCCTATAATAATGGAAGAATATGTAGAATTAAATAAAGTTCAAGATAAAGATGAGCAAGAAGTAGGAGCAGAAGATTTTTAAAAAATAAACTTCTTCGACATTTTTCGACAGACTTTAACATTAATCTATGTTATACTCCAAAGTAAAGGGGGAACAGATATGAAAAAATGTATAATGGCTATAACTATATTGGCTCTTTTATTAGGAACAGCAGGACTTATAATTTATATTACAAAGAATAAAGAGATAAGTATTGAAGCCAATTCAATGTTTGGAGAAAGAATAGAGCTAACTAATAGATTAAAAAAAGAAATCTTTGAAAAAGTAAAAAAAGATATAACGAAAGATTTAAAAGCTCCTGCTACTGCTGTATTTCCTGAAATAGACGATTGGAATATAAGTGTTAACACAGATAACATTATTATAGTAAGATCATATGTTGATAGTCAAAATTCGTTTGGTGCAATGCTAAGAACAAGTTTTGAACAAGAGTATATTATCTTTAATAAGAATCAATATTTATGTATTTATAAAAAAATCAATGATGAAACAGAATTTGACATAACGGACAGAACAGAAAACAAAAAAATTATAAATAAAAATATGACTAAAAACCAAATAGATGGTTTTATGACTAAAATAAAAGAAAATAAATATGGCATGTTATTTAATAAAATCATAGATTACACTTTTGATGAAAAAACACAACAGCTAGAATGGAATATAAGAATTAATTCCCAATCAGATAGAGATTTAAAGAATAATTGTTATTTAGAGTTAACTGCCGCAATAGATGAATGCATTTGTATACCGACTGTGAGAACGACGATAAATGCATATGTCTGCCAAGATAGAGAAAATAAAAAAATTGCAACAGTTAAAGAAATTGACTTTGATTTTATGGTTAAGAGGTGGAATGTGTTATGTGATGTTGGCATAAATTCCGATCATTTGACTACAAATTTAGAGGAAGAATTAGCAGAGAAACTTGTTCAAGAAGATATAATTAAAAATATGAAGGTTGATTATTGGAATAAATAATAAATAAAAACACTTGCTTTGAAGTGAACCCTCCTTATTAAACTTTTTTGTCTAATAATTTGGGTTCACTTCACTTTTATTAGTAAGTGTTTTTTTGGAAAAAAGGAAGTGAGAGAATGGCAAATGAAACGAAAATAGGACAGTTAGTAATTGATTTAAAGATAAAAACAGAAGCATTAGAAAAAGGCTTAGAAACCACAAAGCAAAAGTTACAAGAAATAGAACAAAACAATAAACAAGTTGAAAACAGTAATAAAAGTCTAGATGCAAGTTATTTAGCAATGTCTGCTACAGCTGTATTAGCATTAGGAAAAATAGTTGGAATAATAAAAGAATGTATTGATGAATACAATTCATATACCCAAGCAATGAGTTCATTGCAAAATGTTTCCGAATATACTGGACAGAGTATGCAAGATTTTGGAAACATTATGAGTAAGTTTGGCTCATACATGACAAAAGCTGATTTGGCGACAACTATAAAAAACTTTTCTTTAATGGGATTTACAGCAGAACAAACTGAGCAAATGATAGAAGCTTTGACAAATTCTGCAATAAGAAACAGGAATGCGAATTACACTGTATCAGAAGCTGTAAGAGTAGCGTCTGAGGGGTATAGACAAGGACTATCTACTTTATCAGATAGTGCAGGCGTTACTGAAAATTTAAGTGTAATGTTAGACAATTATGCAAGATCTATAGGAAAGACGGCCAGTCAATTAACTGATGCAGAAAAGAATCAAGCATACTTAAATAGGACGATGTATGCTGCAGAACCGTTTGCAAGTGCAATGTCTGATTACATGGATACTTTGGCTGGAAAGCAAGGACAGTATAGTCAAGCAATGCGAGAGACACAGGTAGCTTATGCAGAAGCATTAGAGCCAGTTATGAGCAAAATGCTAGAAGGTGGAACAGAAACATTAAACTTATTAAATTCTTTAATAAGTCAAAATCCAACGCTAACAGCTGGTATGACAACTTTTGCTATAACATTAACAACTGTAACAGTAGCATTGGTGGCATTGTCAAAGGCAAAAAAAGCATATGCAGAAGCAACAGGAGTTGCAACATTATCTACTAAGGCTTTTACCACAGCATTACTATCAAATCCGATTTTTGTAATAGCAGCAACTATTGCAACTGTAATCTCTGGAATTAGTATGTTATGCTCTGCAATAAAAGAAAATGAAGAAGCACAAACAAAACTAAATGAGGTTACAGAGACCTACAAAGAACTACAAGAAGGCACATATGGATATACAGACAAAAATATTTCTGATATGGAAAAAAGAAAAAGTGATATAGAAGAACAAATTGAACTGTATAAGAAGTTGACGGAAGCTCAACAATCTTATTATAATGAATTAAACAATTCTGATAGCGACCAAGGATTTTGGCAAAAACTTTGGGGCAATTTAACTCAAAACATTAGTGGTACGAATAAGGATATAGAAGAACAAAAGAAAAAACTAAATGAAGCAAGAAAATCAAGTGCTAATTATGGAAATTCTCTTGAAGAGCTAAATAAAAGATTAGAAGAAACTTCGAAATATTTAGATGAGGCAAATGCAATAAAGAAGATTTCTAAGGGGTTAGATACTGAGACTATTAAAAAACAGCAGCAAGAGGCAGCTCAACTAAAAATTAATGCAGACCAAATGCAAGAATATTTAAATATAGTTCGTAATGGAAACGAATCAACTACTGAATATCAAAATGCTGTTAAAGCATTAGCACAAGCATATCCAGAGGCTGCAAATGCAGAAGGAATAATAATAGAACAAGCACAAAATTTAATTAACGCCGAAAAATTGAAGGCAGATACTGCATGGAATACATCAAAAGAGACTATACAATCATATATTGATATAATAAATGCGGCACTACAAAGTGAAAGCACTCAGAGACAAATTGCCCAAAATATTGGAATAAGTTATGAAGAATTAACTCCGAAATTACAAAGTGTGTTAAGCTTATTGCAAACAATGGCGGGATATCAAGCTACTGATGTACCAAATGTAACTCCAGTTTCAATATCAAAGCCTAAGACAACAAGTAGTTCAAGCACGTATTCAAACAAAAAATTAGATAATTACAAAAAAGAAATAGAGCATAAGAAAGCATTAGACCAAATTAGCATTAAAGAAGAAATACAAATGTATGAATATGCACTACGTAATTATGCAAAGACTTCAGATGAGAAGATGGAACTAAGAGAAAAAATATATGATTTGAACAAAGAACTAGCAAATAAAGAAAAGGATATTCTAGACCAGCAGACAGAGGATTACGAAAACTACATACAAGATGTAAAGAATGCAAGAGGTTCTGCTTATGATATTGTTGAACAAACAGCAGACTATAATAAGATTATCCAAATGCATAAGAATTACTTAAATCAAATTATGAAAGATGAAAGGCTGTCTCTTGACGAAAGAAAAGATATTTATAGAGAAGAATTAAATACAATAAGAGAATATGAGCAGAAAAAGAGAGATTTAAGAGTAGAGCAAATAGATAATACAGTAAGCCAGCTAACTAATGCTATTACAAAACAATTAGAAGAAATGCAAGAAAAGGACAAGGCTTTTATTGATAAACAACTTGAAGAAGTTGAAAAATTAAAAGAAGCACGATTGAATGCTATTAATGCTGAATATGATGCAAAAATAGAAGCAATAGAAAAAGAACTTGAAGCATTAGACAAGGCGGAGCAACAAAAAACGAGAGACGAAGAAGATGCGGAATATGATAAAAAGAAGAGAAGATTAGAAGAATTAATTGCTTTTGAACATGATGCAACAACAAAGGCAAATTATCAAAAAGAATTAGATAAGTTAGTGGCAGAGTATCAAAAAACATTGGATAGCAGAGCTCTAGAGGATAAAAAAGAAGCATTAAATAATCAAAAAGAATTATTGCAAAAAGAGCAAGATGATAAAACACAGACTGTTGAAGATGAGGCCGATAGACAAAAAGAGCTTTATAATAAGCAATTAGAAGATTTAGAGGATTACTATAGCAAACAAATCGATAAGGCACAGGAAACCGCGAAAAAAATGTTGTTAAATGTAGAACAAAATCAAGATAAAATTCTAAGTTTATTAAAAAGTTATGGAGATGCTTACGAAATAACTGGTCAAACATTAGGAGAAAAATTAGCTCAAGGAATCAACGACGGAATAACAAGTAAAATAGAAAATATGATACAAAGAGTGCAAGATACAATAAATGCTGGAATAGAGAATAAAATAAAAGAATGGACTTCTGGAATGTATAAATATGAGGCTGGGAGCAATAAACCTCAAACTCAAACAGTCAATGTATATCAAACAAATAATATTGAACAAAATCCAGAAATGCCATCTGAAACATATAGAAAACTAAATAATGTAAGTGAAAAACTAGCAGAGCAACTTGCAGGAATATAGGGAGGCGATAAAATGCAGAAACTAGAAATAATTAATTTGGCACTAAATGAAAATATTGTATTTGATAGTGTTGGAAATATAGAAGAAGATATTTTATTGTCTCATATTGAAGGGCTAGGACACCCTCGGAGCTACATCACAAAAGAGCCAAGGTGTAAATCAAGATGGGTGCAATAGTGAAGATAGTCTATTAGATGCGAGAGTAATTAAAGCTAAAGTTACTATAAGAACCAAAAATAGAGCAAAACTTTATGAATTAAGACGTAGAATAATGAGAGTAATAAATCCTAAAACGTATAATTCAAATACAGATAAAAGAGGAGAATTATTAATTTATTATACGAATGATTATAAAAAATATAGAATATATGGCAAGGTTGAAGATAGTGCAGAATTTAATGATAGAAAAAATAATCATGATACTGCAACTATCTCTTTTTATTGTCAAGATCCATATTGGTTAGATGAAAAAGGAAAAAATATAGAAATAAAATCTATAACAGGTGGTTTAAAATTTGGACTAAGCTTACCTACGACTTTTTCTAATGTTTCATTTTATAAAGAGATTGTTAACGAGGGAGACGTCGAAGCACCAGTTCAAATAGAATATATTGGTCCAGCAAAAAATCCGAGAGTAACAAATGAAACAACAGGAGAATATATCCAAGTCAATATGGAAATTGGAGAAAAAGAGAAGCTAGTAATAGATACACAAGAGGGGAAGGAAACAGTAAATTTAATAACACCACACGAAACTAAAGATGTATATAACAATATAGATTTAAATAGTACATTCTTTGAATTAATAGTAGGAAAGAACTTGGTTAAGTATAGTTCAGACATTGAAGGAGCTAAAGATAAAGTTGCTATAAGGGACTATACGAATAAGTATGTAGGTGTTTAGTATGAATTGTATAGAAATAATAAACACTAAATTTGAACTGTTAGGTATTATTACTAATTTTGAGAGTCTTATATGCATATGGAATTATTATGAATGTGGTACTTTTGAGCTAACTATTAATAAAAACAAAATAAATACAGACAAATTAAAGAAAGATAACATGTTAATAGTAAACAAAAGAGATGACAAGATTCTTTTAATTGATAAAGTAGTTGTATCAACTGAAAAAAATAGTAAAACAATGAAGGTAACAGGAACTTGTATAAAAGGTGTTACAAAACGTAGAATTGTTGCAACAAATGGCTATGATAGAATATCAGAAGATTATGCAGAGAATGTACAGAAACATTACCTAAAAAAACACTTAGTGGAAAGCTATTATGACAATATAAGAACTCCTGAAAGAGATATTTCATGGATTAAGATTGCTCCTACACAAAATAGAGGAATAAAAACAGTATGGCAAGCAAGACTAACTAATTTACATGATGAAGAAAAGCATATAAGTGAAGATACGGGGTTGGGGTGGTATGGATATTTAAATAGAAAAGAAAAGTGTATATATTTTGATAGTTTAGAAGGAACAGACAGAACAGTAAATCAAGCAGAGAATCCGACTACTCATGAATATTTGAAAGATTTTACACAAGAACAGTTACAACAATATACACATAAACAGTTAGAAGGAATAATAAAGCATCCATATATCATATTTAGCGAAAAAAAGAAAAATTTACTTGAAGGCAAGACAACAGATGATAATTCAAATTATAAAAACGTTGGCTATGTGGCAGGAAAAGGTGAAAGTGAAGATAGACTTATAACTGTACTTGGAACTGCAAAAGGTTTTGATAGAAGAGAAGTATTAATTGATTTAAATAATATAGAAGATATAGATGAATTAAAAACAGAAGGACAAAAGAAGCTTGATACATATAAAACAATACAAAGTATTGAAGGAAAAGTTTATCAAATTCCAAATATGGAGTGGGAAAAGGATTTTTTCTTAGGCGATTTAGTTACACTCGAAAGTAATGGGATATATGAAGATAAACGTATTATTCAAGCAAAAGAAATTTATGAGAGAAATAATAAAACAGTAGAATTGGGCTTTGGAGATAAAGTTCCAACACTAGGTGAAGAAATAAAAAGAATAGTAACGAGACCTATTAACTAGGCCTTGTTTTTATGGAAAGGAAAGATTATGGCTGGAGAAATAACATTAAAAAGTTTTCCATTCGACTCAATGGAAGTATTAAATTCAGAGAGTAGTAAGATGGAACCAGACAGATTATATGAAGCAGAAGTATTTAGAAAATATTTTGCTAAGTTTTTAAGTAACGGTGTTTACTTTGGAAAATATAAAAATTATGGCGAAAACAGTATGAAAGTGACCGCAGATGGTGGTTTAAATATAAGAGTAGCAACAGGTGCTGGAATTATAGAAGGTGCAGACTTTGAAAACGAAACAGAAAAAGCATTTACATTAGAAAGACCAGCTTCTGGCAATAGGATAGATAGAGTAGTAGTTAAATTAGATAAAACACTAGCCGTTAGAGAAACACAATTATACATTAAACAAGGAAGTGCGTCTGTTGGAGCAATATTACAAAGAGATGATAACATATATGAAATATGCTTAGCAGAAGTAATTGTAAAAAGTTCATCTAATATTGAAACGGCAGACATAACAGATAAAAGAATAGATGCTAATCTTTGTGGAATAGTAAATTCTTTAATTAGTGTTGATGGGGTGGAATTATATCAGAAGTTTCAAAATTATATTGATGAAGTTACAGAGAACCTCGTAAGAAAAGATGGAGATGTTACTATTACAGGAACTTTTAAAGATAAGAATGGAGGAACATCGAAAAACAATTTTACAGATGCATATAAAAGTAAGTTAGATGGAATTGCAACAGGTGCAAATAAAACAACAGTAGAAAATGTATTAACAAGTACATCGACTACAAATGCTTTAAGTGCAGCACAAGGAAAAGCTCTAAAAGCATTGATAGATGGTAAACAAAAAACCATAACAAAAGGAACGTCAACACCATCTGGGGGAAGTAATGGAGACATATATCTTCAATATTTTAATTAGGAGGTGTAGCAGATGTCAACAAGTGGAAGTGTCGATTCTGGAGGATACCAAGGAAGAGTTTTAAGATTCGAATGGGGAACTAATAGCATAAGTGCAGAAAAAAACATAAGAAATATTTGGTATAAAATAGCTGCTGTTGGTGGAAGTTCATCTATATATTATCATCACAACGAAACAGTAGAAATTAATGGACAGAATGTATATTCAGGAAGTGACTCTCATCCGGTCACAACTGGTGATGTGTTAGCCTCTGGGAATTTAGATATTAATCAAAATGATGCACCGAGTCTTACTGTAAAAATGCATGGTGGTATATATGTTCGTTCGGACAACATTGATAAAGAACAGAGTTGGAGTTTAGACTCTATTCCAAGATATTTAAGTATTACAGCTTTTAAAGTAAATAGCAGAGGACTAAATGAAGTTGAAATTTATTGGGCCGTATCAGATGCAAGAAATTATACTGGTTATTCGTTAAATGGCGGAGAATGGATTGGTTCAGCTACATATGCAGAAAATGTTGCAAGTGACAAAAAAAGTGGAACATTTAAAATAAAAAATTTGCAACCTAATACAACATATAAATTAAAAATAAAATGTACAAGAAGTGATAGTGGCTTATCTACAGAAAGTAATGAAATATCGTTTTCAACTTATGATATAGCAAGAATAAGCTCAGCTCCAAATTTTCATCATGGAGACAGTACATCAATTCAAATTACAAATCCAGCTTCATTATCTTTAAATTTGGAAATGAAAATAGGAAATAATTCTATTTTGACCAGGACAAATGTAACAACAGGAACGAACTCAATTTCTTTTTCAGATACCAATTTAGATAAAATTTATAAATTATATGGTAACAGGAGTACATTAACTGTTACTTTTATTGTATCTGGCGGTGGATATACAAATTCGAAAACATGTACGATTACATTAAAAGGCAATCAAAAGACATTAAGAAATAATGTAAACGGAAGTTGGAAACGTGCAAAATGTTGGATAAACATAAATGCCGTTTGGAAGTGTGCTGTTACATGGCAAAATATAAACGGAACTTGGAGGAGGTGCATATAATGGCTGAATATACAACACATTATAATCTAAAAAAACCTGCTAAAAATGAAAATTACAATATAGATGTTGCAAATGAGAACAACGATATTATGGATGAAAAATTATATGGAAAAGTAGATAAAAAAGCAGGTAAAGATTTATCTACAAATGATTTTACAAATGAGTATAAAGAAAAATTAGATGCTTTAAAAAATTATGATGATGCAGAGGTAATAAAACAAATAACGAGTTTTAATGAGAGAGCTGGTAAGGTCGAAGAAGCAAACACTGAAATAAGTAAGAATGTAGATGCATTAAAAACAGACAATGAAAATAATAAAACAGATATAACAAAATTAAAAGAAACAACAAGTAAAAATACAACAGAAATAGAGACAATAAAGCAAGAACAAACAACACAAAATGAAAAAATAGAACAAAATGCAAGTAACATAGAACAAAATACAAATGATATTCAGCAAAACAAAGCAGAAACTGATGAAGAAATTGCTAAGTTAAAAGAAGAAAACAAGCTGTTAAAAGCACAAATACCAGAAGGACAAGCAAGCGGCAATGACATACATCTTGAAGATAGCTCTAATATGCCATTTGAGTGGAAAATCAATGGAGAAAGTAGGCAGGAAACTAGAAGTGGAAAGAATTTATTTGATAATACAGTAGAACCACAATTTATAAGCAATGCAAAAAAAGAGATAATAAATACAGGAGAAAGAATAATATTAACAGCTAAAACATTTTCTTATGCAATTTTTAAAGTTGAAAAGAATATTAGAGAATATGCTGGAAAAACAGTTAGGCTAAAGATGGATTTTTCAAAGTCGAATGCTAACCTTAATCCGAAATATGGAGTACTATTAGGTAGTAGTGACTATTCAAACAGAGAATTAAAAGGGGAATCTACAGTAAGTGGTTATACAATAACTTTTAATTTACCATCAGAACTGGAAAACGAGAAAGAGTACTTATTTGTTCGACTTTATGCAACACAAAACAATGAAGGAAATATAGAGAATTATGTTGATTATACAAAAATAATTCTAACAATTGATAATGAAAATATGTCTTATGAAGCATTCGGTGTTTCTCCAAGTCCAAAATTCCCAAGTAAAATTGAGAATGTAGAAAACGATGTTAAGATGACAGTATACAATAAGAATTTAGCAAGTTGGGACAATAAAAATATTAGTTTCGAAAACATAATAAGTGAAGCCATAGAAGGAAATATTATTAAAACAGAAGGGAATGAAGGAATAGTTAATTTAGCATGTAGTGGGGGGATATCTCGAATAAAATTTAGCAAAAAATTAAAATTTGGGACACAATACACACTTTCTGTCAAAATTAGACTTTTAAAACAAGGCAAATGGTCTAATCAAACGCAGTTCTTTTTTGGGAATAAAGAGAAATATAGTAGTGAAGAACAAAGATTTGAATTAGCTTTAAACACTTACGTATTATGTGTATTTAATTTTAAACCTAAATTAGAAAACGAAGATGTTTTTACGATATATTTAAATTCAAACGAAATTGAGATTGATTTAAATACTTTACAAATAGAAGAAAATACAGCTGCAACAGATTACATTCAGCATGAAGAGCAAAGTATAATATTTCCACTTGTAGAAGGACAAAAACTTTATGAGGGTAGCTATTTGGCTAAAGATGGGATACATAATAATAGAATATCGATTAATGGCAATGAATATAAAAATACGGCGGGCATGAATAGAGCATATTCAACGGAGAATTATAATTGTTTTGATATTTATACAGGACTAAAATTTGTAAAAAGTGAAAAACAATATAAAACTATTGGAGCCTTATGTAATCAATTTAAAGAAAAGAATTGGGCAAGCTTTTGGCAGCAAAAAGTAAATGAAGAAAGTTTTTGTATAAATCAAGATAATCGTTCAAGAATTTATATAAAAATAAGTAAAGAAATTTGCCCTGATATAGATACTTTTAAAAAATATATAGATGAGAACAATCTACTTTTTGAGATTCCATTAGAGCAAGAGAAAATAATCCCATATACTCCAGAGCAACAAAAAGTAATTGACACAGCATTACATACATATAAAAACATAACAAATATAAGTGTGGATAACGAATTAGCAACTTTAGATATAACCTATAAGAAAGATATTGAAACAATATTAAATAATAAAGATAAAGAAATTAACGAAAGATTAAGCAATATAGAGAACTTGCTAAATACAACAGAGACAAGTGCTTTATTGTTAGATAATTTAGAGAGTGATTTAGAGAAAGAGGTGTAATTATGAGAATATCAGATTTATTATTAAAATTAATTGAAAAGAAATATTATGCAGAGAAAGAGCAAATTGAGAACAAGCTAAATATATTCTATGCAATGAATAAGATTAGTGATGAAGAATATAGCTCATTAGTGCTAAAAGTAGAAGAAGTTTATGTAGAAGCAATAGAGAATACAGAAGAAACTGACAACATAGTAGAGGAGACAACAGCAAGAACAGAAGAAAAAGTGGAGGAATAATCTATGGAAAAGTCAGATATAATCAAGCTTCAGGAGGTTGAGGACAGAAGCAAGTCTAATACAAAAAGATTAGACGAACATGATGACAAATTTAAAGACATAAATAACAAACTCGAAGATATCCACGAACTTACATATTCTATCAAAGAAATTGCAACAGAAGTTAAGTTAATGAGAGAGGATGTAAATAAATTGGACACAAGAGTTGGCAACATAGAGAATGAGCCAGCAAAAGACTATAAAGAAGTTAAAAAAGCTATAAGAGACAAAATAATCTTATCTATTGTAGGTGCGATTGTTGGTGCTGTTATAGCTTTAATTATTAAATAAAATAATAGGGGGAAATTGTAATTATGGATATATCAGTATTAACACAATATTTTAGTATAGTAGTTGTAGGAATATGTTTATGTGTAGGCTACGTTATAAAAAATAGCCTTGATTTTATACCAAACAAATACATACCACTAATAATGCTAATATTAGGTTTAGTAATTAATGTATTAATGAATTTAAATGGTATAAATGTAGAAGTAGTACTAACAGGAATGTTTAGCGGCTTAGCTTCTACAGGTCTGTACGAAATGTTTAAGAATCTAATTAATAAGGAGGATAAATAATTATGGAAATAATTGAAACTAACTTACAATTTAAAGATATGTCGACAAGAAAAGCAACACAAAGGATAATTCTACATCATGCAGACGCAAAGAATTGTTCTGCCGAGGACATTCATAGATGGCATCTAAACAATGGATGGAGCGGTGCTGGATATCACTTTTTAGTTAGAAAAGATGGAAAAGTATATAGACTTCGTCCAGAGGAAAAAGTTGGAGCACATGCGTACGGCTCAAATTATAACTCTTTAGGAGTATGCTTTGAAGGTAACTTCATAGAAGAAGATATGCCAACTGAACAAATAAAAGCTGGACAAAAATTGGTTGCATATTTAAAGAATAAGTACAATATAACAACAGTACAAGCTCATAGAGACGTCTGTGCAACTAGCTGTCCAGGAGACAAATTTCCATTCGATGAGATTGCAAATTTTGAGTCAAGTAATGAAGTTATACCTCAACCACAAGAAAACGTTTCAAAAGTCAACGTTGCAAAAATACAAAGTACTTTAAATGAAAGATACGGATTAAACATTGCAGTAGATAATATCTATGGAAACGAAACTAAAAAAGCATTAGTAAAAGGTTTACAAACAGAATTAAATAAACAATATGACAGAGGTCTAGCTGTTGATGGAATATTCGGAACTAACACATATAATGCTTGTATAAATGTTCGCAGGGGAGCAGAAGGAAACATTACATATTTGATTCAAGCAATGTTAATATGTCATTCATTCGACATAGATGCGGACGGAATATTTGGACCTGCAACAGAAAATGCAGTAAAAGATTTTCAATCAAGAAATGGACTATCAGTAGATGGAATAGTCGGAAAAAATACTTTTAATAAATTATTCAAGTAAAATTTGGTAGGAGTAATCCTACCTCTTTTTTTATGCCTAAAATAGCTGTTTTAAAGGCATAAAGTATATGCTTAAAAAATAAAAACGTCTTAAAACCAATCCTCGTGAGTCGATTTTTAGGCTATTTAAGATGAAAAATTAAGTATAAAAAAAGGATACAAGTAAGAAAAAGTTAAGTAAATTTATACGAAATTCTTGACTTTTTCTCATATTACACATATAATTAATTAACAAATGAATAAGGGAGGAGAAAAGATATGTACGCAGATTGGATGAAAAATATAAATTTAGAAATAACTCCAGAAAATTTAAAACAATATGAGGAAGATAAAAAAAAGGATTAATTATCGACATTTTTATATATAAAATAAAAGATTAGCTATTTTTTTGATAGCTAATCCTTTTATATTTTATGAGAAGGAAGAAGTTTCTTCTTTTTTTGTTTCTGCTTCTTTTTAAAGTCTTCTTCTTTTTTTGAGGCTTTTATATATTTATTTTTCCATAAATTATAAACATGAATAATATTTGTATAGTATTTGTCTTTACTGTCCTTATTTGTTGAAGAAATTTCGATATATAACAGTGCGATAGCCTTTAAGAATTGCTGATGTAATGAATTATAAATATATTTTTCGTCAGCGACTTTTGTTGAGATATACATACACATATATTCTAATTTGTTTAATGTGTCGCAAATTAAAGCTTTTATCTTGAGATCAGAATCGTTTTTATGTATTAAATCCTGATATTCTTTAATGTCAGAAGCATTATACAAAGAATTTAATTCTTCAAAATCAAAATCTTCTAATCTCAAAAAATTAATTTTATTTATGATACTATCAATATGATTTGCAGTAAAAAATGCGTATAACAATGATATAGGATTAATGATTTCTCGAGCAAATGCTTTTGCAATTTCAATAGATTTCTCAGCTCTTTCTTTGTTTTTTCTATTTCTATAATCAATATAAATTAAAACAACCGAAACAAAAGTGATGATAGCAACAACAATAGATAATATAAAATTATTTTGTTCTTGTCTGAGACTTAATATTTCGTAGTCTGTAAGATTGTATCCAGCTAAATTAAACATGATATTACCTCCGTGTAAAAACAATAATATCACGGTTTATATTATTTTACAACAGTATAACCAAAAAATCCCTATATTTTGATAAAAAAAGAGATGGGGAAGAATTACAACTTCTCCATCTCTATATTAATAAGTAAATCTATTATCTGGCTGATTTCTAATGCTTCAGGAGAGTTTATACCATATTTACTAATTCTACGATACATCTTTTGTTTTAAAGAATTTATATCAAAAGTAGTGTAAAATAGATCCTTAACATTAACTTTCAAATAATCTGCAATATCAACTAGGACCTGCAAAGAAACGTTTATTTTTTTATTATTTTCTAATTCTGATAAATAAGAACGAGAAATTTTAACATCTTTTGCTAATCTATATGCAGTTATATTTTTACTTTCTCTAATTTGCTTAATTCTAAATACAATCATAAATACCTCTAAAAATAGTATTCCTTAATTGTACAATGAATATGCAAAAAACGCTATATGTCGCTGTCAGCGAACGCTTTTGTCGAACGATTATGCTTGACTTTGTCGAATTTTATTATATAATTTAATCATAAAAAAGAAACGCGTTTCTCTGTAAAGGAGAAAATATATGGGATTAGAAGAAATAATAGATGAAATAATATTGGAAAATGAAGAATTATTTAATAAAGAAGAATTACTTATGATAAATAGTAATCTTAAGGTTATAAAAAAGATATATTTATTGGGGTTAATAAACGGGAAACAGATATATGGGGAAAAATTACAGTGATATTTATCTACTTTTTATCTACTTAGGTATAAATAATTATAAAACTATATAAAGAATATAATTATAAAAATACTTACAGATAGCCATTTTTCAAACTTTGTGAAAATATGACTTTTATAAAATTTGTTCAGTTGGTTCAGGTGTTGTATCTGATATAATCGAATAATCATGAGACAATCATAAAATAAAGAAAGACACGAGCAATCGTGTCTTTTTTTGTGCTTGAAAGAGAACAATTTCATTTCTTTTACGATGCCAATTTTATACTAGAATGCACTGGTAAGTATTGACTTTATGCTAATTTAAGTATATACTTTAAGCGAAATACTAAAGAGAATAAAATTATTATACAAAAACAAGGAGAAAAT